CCCAATCCATCATTGTTGCGATGCTTCTCTGCAACGCCGCTTCGACAGGCTCTTTTTTTAATGCATCTATTAGATATGCCTCGTAGAGGTCATCTCTTGCCCAATGATCAAGTTTGATCTTTGAGTGTAACACATAGTCTATGTACTTGTCCGGATACAAAGGATTGATGTACATGATGTATCGACCAAACTTAACAAAAGCATTGTAGTAGGCACTGTCAACGAAATCGTCATATGTTCTAGGTTTGCTGTTGTGTTGATGTATCTGATAGAATCTTTGGAACACCATGAAAGCATTCACTACCCATTTCTCATCTCGTTGTAGATGTCTTCTCTTTGGTTCACAAAGATGTACTTGTAGTGTTCTTTCCTTTGCAAATGTTTTGCCACAGTAGGTACATTTATTTAGATTCGATGCCATGTGCCTCTATCAGTTCCTCTAGTTCTCTGTCTGTGATGATTTTATCTAGTACTTCTAGATCAGCTTCTTTCCAGTTAGGATAAATTTTCATTAGTTTCTTTAATGATTTATTTGCCACACGTTTCATTGGTTTAATCCAAGGATGGAACTGTTGTGTCTCAGCACCACACATGGCAGTCAGTATCCATAAAAGTTTTTTATGTTTTGATCCCAGTGTAAAGCAGTGTTTGTTAACGCATTCATTGACCATTTCAATGTAGTGTTCCACATAGAACGGATCCTTCGACGATACACTTGAAACGTACCTCATCAGCATGTACGGAGAGTATAAAGACTTCTCATGGTCGTCAATTCTATCAAAGTAGTCTTTGTTCCTGAAGTCTACTGCTTTGAGGCCATTACGTAATTCAAAAAATTTTCTTTTACTTTTTTCTGCTGGCATATTTTAATCCAAACATTGTACAGTCTTTTGCTGACACAAATGTTAATTTTACTTTACTATTCATATGTTGTAAACCTGAAAGTTTACCATTCAATTTTACTTCAGACATCCAATCAAAGAAGTCTACTGCCCATTCCTTGTCCATCCATACCGGAGTCCCATCACTAGTAATGATTATAGGTGCTTCTATTTTAATTGATTTCCTACCAGACATCGCCATAATCCACCTGTTCGCATTGTCTCGAAATGTCTTTTACAAAATAAGCACATATAGGTTTAGGTCCATTGGTCAACGGAACCGCTAACATCTGTCCTGATTTAATTTTCGGGAAGTACCATTTGACCTCAGTGTATATGTCCACAACGTCTATGGGATAAAAGTCTGGTTTTGGACTTGACAACGGATTGAATGTGAATGCATCAAAGCCTCTGTCGTTCAAACTTGTTATTGGTAACACATGCATCTCTGGTTGGCCCTGCTCGCCTATCAGCATCTTCCAGTCTAACGGCATCTTAATTTTCCAGTTACCAATTTCCAGTACTGCCGCTGGTGCATTGAAGCTTTCTAAAAATATTAAAGGTATGTAGAAGAAGTCCGGATTGCCCGGATCGGAATTATCAAGAACTGCAAATCGCAATTTCTCATCAACCCACTCAGGTATCTTTTCTAATTTAAATGGTCTATTCTCAAGTGTAAGGATTTTCATAATTTACTTTCTCTATATTATACGGGTAATTGGCCTCTTTGTAAAACTTTTTCCTTGCCCCCAAGTGTCTTTTCGCAAACTTGCAACTACTGGTAATGTCCCATATCTGCACGTTCTCTTTGTCTTCTGCTTTTCTTATACCCCTTCCAATGCTCTGTATGACACGAACAAAAGACTTGCCGGGCTCTATGAGAACAAGATTGAAAATACGAGGAATGTTAATACCAACACTGGCAACTCCATATGTGGCGATAATAATTTTATTTGTTGCAGTAGATACTTCATCATATTGTTCCTTCCTATCTATGTTTTTAGTTGATCCAGATACAAAAACTGAACCCTCTAGTTGTTCCTGTAATATTTGTCCTGCTGATATCCTATCAACGAGTATCAGTGTGTTTCCCGATGTTGATATATCTTTTATAGTTTTTGCCACCCATGCCATTCTGACCTTGTCTGTTGTAAGCCATTTAAGTTCTTCTGCATATGTTTTAAACATCGGATGATCCTGTGTTTGTAAAACATTCACATGACAATTTGCAAGTACACCTTTTTCTTGTAGTTCACTTGCTTGAATTCTATGAGTGACATCGCCTATGCTACATTTCAAACCCATGAACTCGTAGTCTGCTTTGGGTACTGTACCTGTTAGTCCCCAACGTATGCCACAGTGTGCAAAAGGACCTGTAAGTAATCTTTTAAGTACATCTGCCTTTGCCATGTGTACTTCATCTATAATTACTGTGTTAATTCCTTTTATTGCTTCTGCAAATGCCTCTGAGTGTTCGTCCTTGCTTTTCTTTTCTAACACGTTCAGTGACTGCCATGTTGCGATAGTGTTGAATCTGCCTAGCTCTTTCCTGTCTCCGTAGTACACACCAACATCTAAATTACATGCAACAAAGTCTTCCTCGGTCTGTGTCACTAGACTTTTGTTTGGTACTATTGTCAGTGTACGACCATAGGGCTCAACCAGTTGGCATAGTGCCGCTGTGATTATTGTCTTACCTGCTCCTGTGGCAATCTCTTGTATGCACTGAGGGTTTTCTATAAATTTGTTTATTGTCTCTACTTGATAATCTCTCAATTCAACAGGCTGTCCTGCCATTGGGTGTGTGTCCGGCCATTTAATGTGTGACAGATAATTCTTGTCAACTGCTTTAAACTCAAAGTTGTGTTGCTCTCTATGATCTTCAAAGTCTACATACACACCGCCCTCTTCTAGTATGGGAAGTATTTGATCTACTAGATTTAGGTATGTTGTTCCACCCAAACCAAAAAATGAAACTTTACCATCCCACCTACCTAGCTTGACCGCTGGAAGATGTCTGGCATACGGTATCTCGTATTTGAATTTATTGGAAAGCCTTTTCCTCCATTCCAGGGAAAGATTTTCAAACTTGACGTTCACTTCGTCTTTGATTACTAATTTACAACTGCTCATAATTAAAGTTTTACTATTATATGATCATGCCAATCCCAACTACTCGGCTGATGATTACTATAATACAACTTTTTTGGAAGGTTCTCAAGAAGTCTTTTTAAATTATCAGTGCCCGCCGCATAATAACCACCGCCCAATGCAACTAACGAGGCCTTTGGTTTTATTTTACTTCTAATCAGTGCTCTCGGTATTCTATTCCTCACGAATATAATTTTGGTATTATCGTTTATGAACTTGAACTGTTTGCTCATCTGGTGTAGTTCAAAGAGATTTTCAAAAAACTTCCTAGATTTATTGTTGTTGATAGCTACCAGCTTCATGTCATACTCGTCGTGTAGATCCTTCATGTACACAGGTTCCTTGACATCGAACCCCCAAGAACAATCGTTGAGAATGTCTATACCGTTTGTCTTGAATGCGTTCATCCATTGCCAGAACTCTTTTACTTCTTCCTCAGTATTGATTTCACCACTAACAGGCATCATGATGGGAAAACACTTTAATTCTAGTAACCCTTTTACAACTTCGTCTTTATTGAATGTATCTGAATCTATCCACAACTTGTGATAGTTATTGTGTGCTATCTTGTGGCCTACTGTTGTCTCTGCCCGCACACCGATGCCATTTGTTTTTATACTGAAATTTTTTAATGAATCAACTTGTTCTAAAACTGATTTGTGTTTTAAGTTCTCTTCCCAGTGCTCATACAAAGAGGTTGTAGCATTGTCTATAACAATTTCGCCAGCAATCAGCCTAGCCGTTGGTTCCTTGTATCCTTGTATTTCCTGTTTAACCGTTTCGTAATCATCTAACAATGTCTCATCTATGAATTTAAAATCGTAACGTACTGCAATAAGTGTTAGATAGTATGTTGTGACATCGGACTGCAGGAATGTCCATTTCTTTCCTTCTCCGTCATACAATGCATATCCCCCAGGCAATCCTCTTTTGTCTTTCAATAATCTGATCAATGTTATGATTTTTTTATTATATGGAAATCTGACCTCGATCTTTTTCTGGTCGTCGTCATCGATAAATTTTTCTATGCTCTTGTCAAAGCTGATCACTCTAAACTCGTCCTCATACATGGGTTTATCCAACAGTGACTTGATGTCCATACCGTGTGCTTGGAACTTGGTCAAATATCTTTTGAGTATCACTAGTGCTAATCTGGCCTGTTTCTCAGTCCACACATATTGTGATTCAGCCAGTGATCTCACTGTCTCCTGATCCTTGGGGTGGGGCTTGATATGGGCTTTTTGGGGATCTGACCAGAAATAATCATTATATGCTAATATTTTAAGTGCTTCGTTAATAGTTTTTGGCAAATCTGTGTGCATATTGTCCATGTGTTTTTAGATAATTATTATTATAGTATAGCATAAT